GAACCGCACCGGCACGTCGAACTCATAGCCCGCGGTGATCGCCACATCACGATTGGGCGGCTCGGAAAACGTGACGATGCCGGTGGTCGTATCCACCTCGTAATGCACCCCCTCGCGCATCTCGACATTCGAGAGCCCCATGCGCACGCTGCCCTGCACCGGCTTGATGATGGGCCGCACCGCCACCTGCTCGCCCGAGCGATAGGTCTTGACCAGTTGGAACGCGACCGTCGCATCGTCACCAAACCCGATCTCCTGATCGCGGTAATCCGGCGTGGCCTTGGCCCGGCCCGATTTGAAATCGGTCCAGTCCTTCCAGCGAAAGCCGAAAAGCTGCCCGCGCCGCGCCTCGAAAAACGCGATCAGCGCCTCGACATCGTCGAGCGAGCGCAGCGCAACCCCCGCATCATAGCGCCTGCGCGCCTGTGCCCAGGGCGTGTTGCGCTCCTCGAACCCGTTGGCAAGCGTGACGATATCCGTCAACCGCTCCGGCCCGCCAAGCGAGCCGAAACTCAGGCTCGCCGGAAATCTGACCTCGTGAAATCCCATATCCCGCTCCCTTTCAGCGATTGCGCCCGCCGCGCCCGATCACCCGGCCCAGCTGCGCCGCGATCTGACCCTGACTGCGGCGAAACCCGTCCACATCCGGCGTCTGGATATTCATCACCACGCTGACGCCGCCACCACCCTGCGCACGCACGCCCAGCCGCCCGTCCGGGCCCCGGCTCAGCGGCATGATCGCCTCCGGCCCCGCCTCGCCCATCAACCCGGTGCCGCCGCGCATCGGAAACGTCACCGGCCCGCTCACCACCCCGCCAGTGGCAAAGGGCTGCACCCGCCCCTGCGAGAAACTCGCCCCCTTGGCGAAGGGGAACAGCCCCTGCACGAGGCCCCCAACCCCTTGCGCGATCAGCCCGCCCAACTGATCGGTGACGGGCCGCGTCGCGTCGTTGAAGGCGGTGTTGACCATGATCGTCGCCAGCCGGCGCAGGCTGTCCGACAGGCTGTCCCCCTCTACCACAGCGCCCCGCAGGGCCGAGCGCAGGCCCCGGCTCAGCCCCCGATCAAGCGTCTGCACATCCTGGCCCGCGCTCGCGAAACCGCCCCGCACCCGGCCCAGTTCCGCATTGAACGCCGCCGCCATGCCGGTCGCCTGCCCCAAGGCATCATCAAGGGCGGTGATCTGCGCCTCCAGATCGTCGGCGCGCTCCAGCTCATCCATCGCTCATCTCTCCTTGCTCATCGGGAAAGGCGCTGAGCAGCGCCTCCAGCCCGTCGCGCGCCATCGGGCGCACGCCCTCGCGCTCGCCCAGCATCAGGCGCAACTCTGCGGGCGTTAGCGCCCAGAACTCCGCCGGGCGCAGGCCAAGGCCCTGCATCCCGGCGCGCATCAGCGCGGGCCAGTCGAACCGGTCGCTCATGCGCCCGCCTCGGGCAAGGCAAAGGCGCGCGCCAGCAACTCCGCCGCCGCCCGCGCCGCAGCAAGCGGCCCGCCCTCGATCTCGGCGCTCAGCAGGTCCGCCGCTGACCCGCGCCAGCCGCCGCCGCGCAGCCCCGCCACGATCAGCGCCAGCACGTCGCGGCTGGAAAACGCGCCCTCCTCGAACCGCGCCACCAGATCGACCAGCGAGCCTTGCTCAAGCGCCGCCTCCAACTCGGCCAGCGCCCCCAGCGTCAGCCGCATCACATGCCGCTCGCCGCCGATCACCAGCGCCACCTCACCTGCCCAGGGGTTCGCCATTGCGCTCACAGCACCGTAAAGCTCAGCCGCCCCGCCGAGGCGAGGCCCAGCTCATAGGTCGCCTCGCCGTCATGGGTGCCGCCATATTCGATCGCCGTCACCTGAAACGGCCCCTCGATGGTGCCGAAATCCGGGATCACCACCTGAAAATCCGGCATCTCCCCGTCAAAGAAGATCTGCCGCGCGCGCTCATCGCTCGCCGCATCGCGAAAGATGCCCGAGCCGCTGATGCTCGCAGATTTCACACCGGCACCCGCCAGCAATTCGCGCCAGCCTCCGGCGGATTCGAGGCTTGTCACATCCACGCTCTCGGCGTTGAAACTCACCCGCGTGGCCCGCAGCCCCGCCACCGTCTGGAAATTGCCGCTGCCGTTGAGGTCGATCTTGATCAGCAGGTCCTTGCCGTTCTGCACTGCCATTGGTCTTACTCCATCATCTTGGGTTAGGCGCCGTCATCGACACGCGCACGAAAAGTCAGGTCGATCCGTCGACGGCTGCCACGGGTCTCGCGCCGGGCCCGGGCCCGCCAGAACTGCACCGCCACGGCGCGCCCCCGGGCCAGCGTCATCTCCGCGCCTTCCAGCGCGTCGCTCACCGCGCCCGCCACCTGTTTTGCCTCTAGAAACCCCGCCGCCTCGCTGACCACCGTCACCGTCAAGCGGTGCCACGCGCCGCCAGCGCTGCCATCGCCGCGCGCCCGTGCATCCTCGGGGCCAAGCGTCACGTAAAGCGGCGGCACAGCGCCATTGGGCACCGCGTCATAAATCGCGCCACCCACCAATGCCGCCAAGGCCGCATCCCCGCGCAACCGCTCGAACACCGCCTGCTGCAACGCCGCCGCCACGCCGTAACTCATGTCACCACCTCCTCTTCGGCCCAGAGCGTGAGAAACCGCCCCCCAGCGTCCTGCTCGGTCACCGACAGGATGGTGAAAATCCGCGCGCCATCGCGCAGCCGCTGCCCCGGTTCGGGGCGCTGCGGACTGCCCTGCGGCGCGGCGCGCGCGGTGATCCGGAACGCCGCCCGCGCGACGCTCACCCCCTCACCCTCGGCCTCACGGCCCGTGCGTGCGCGCACCTCCGCCCAAAGCGTGCCGCGCGCCTCCCAGGTCTCGATGAACCCGCCCGCCCCGTCGGGGCTACGCGTTGCCGCCTCCAGCACGAGGGGCCGGTTGAGCCGCACCGCCATCACCGCGCCCCCCCACCGAGCAGGCGCACGGTGCGATAGCGCTCGATCAGGCTCGACACACCAAAGGGCATGCAGCCACCGCTCAGCCCGGTCTCGTGGCGATACTCATAGTAATGCGCCGCCAGCATCAGCACCGCCTGCGCCAGATCCGACGGCAGATCGCCCCAGCCCGCGCCATAGCCCGCGCGAAACACGATCTCGGCCACGCCCCCCGGCGCAATCGACGGCAGAAACCTGCCCGCCGGGCGCAGCACCGGGCGATGCGCATCTCGCTCCAACCGGTAGAGCGCAGGCGCGATCACCTCTTCCTCATCGTCACGATTGCGCAACACCAGCCGCAGGATCTCGCTGACCGGGGCCACCGGCAGCGCCTGCCCTTCCGCATCGCGCCAGCCGCTCAGCACCCAGGAAAACTCCCGCTCCAGCAGCACCTTGCCGGTGCGTGCCTCGATCGCCGCCATGGCGGCCCGCAGGAAACTCTCCAATACCGGGTCCTGGATATCGCCATCCGAAAACCCCGTCCCCAGCCGCAGATGCGCCTTGAATTCCGCCAGCGGCAGCGCGGCCAGGGGCACCGCGGTCTCTTCCATCAACATCATGGACCTACTCCATATATCCCGGACCCCTCCGGTGAGTGAGGCGCGCGCCGCCCGGCGTTGCACGGACGGAGGGGGGTGACTGAACAACGCCACGTCAAAGGCCACGCGCGCCCCGGACGGGGGCCAAACCGCCCCCGCCCCGATCACCGCCCCTTACGAGACGGCGAACCGCAACAGCTTGATCGCCTTGAAATCGCTCACATCGCCGCCCACGCGCTTGGTCGCGTAGAACAGAACATGCGGCTTGGCGCTGTAGGGATCGCGCAGCACTCGCAGATCGGGCCGCTCGGCGACCGTGTAGCCCGCGCCGAAATCACCGAATGCAATGGCATCCGCCCCGCTCGCGATATCCGGCATGTCCTCGGCGATCAGCACCGGATAACCCAGCAGACGCGCAGGCTCTCCGGCGGCCAGACCGTCCGACCACAGGAACCGCCCATCGGCATCCTTCATCTTGCGCACGGCTCCGGCGGTGCGCGAATTCATAACAAAGGTCGCATGCGCCCGGTACTGCGCGCCCAGCGCATAAACCAGGTCGATGATCGGATCGGGCCCGCCGATATCCCCATCCACGCCCGTGGGCACATAACCCAGATTGCCCCAGGCCCAGACATCGTTATCGACCGCCGGATGCGTGAGGAACCCGCGCGGCTTGTCCACCCCGTCGCCCGCGATGAACGCCGCCGCCTCGGCGCGCGCGAACTTGTCGGCGATGCGCCCCGCCAGCCAGCCCTCGACATCGAAGGCACTGTCATCGAGCAGCCGCTGCGACGCCTTCGGCAACGCGCTCAACTCATGCAGCGGGATGCTGATCCGGTCGATCACCGGCGTGTCGCTCTCGGCCACGGGCCCGGTCTCGGTGGCCCAGCCATGGCCCACATCGGCATGGTCGATCAGCACGTCAAAACTTGTCGCCTCGACGGCCACGACGTTGGCCACGGCACGGATC